GAAACATGGATGTGCTTTGTTAATGACAAGTTAATCAGTATTAGTGTAGTAGAACACAGTCATTATACCAATGACCCAAAAATATCTGCACGAGTGTGTCGATATCATATTTTAAAAGATTACAGGTTTACACATTGTGGATTGCGTATGGCCGATTATCAAATTGCGTGGGCAAGAAAAAAACAGTTTGAGATATTATATATTACACACGATGTTACCAAACGTGCTATAAATGCATTATACCAGCGTAAAAGAAGAATGACAGTTAACACATTTACCGAGTATACTAAAACCGAGTGGTATCAAACATTACAATTAGAAAGAGACTTTTTGTTTAAAACGGGTAATATATTGCAGTATGTTTATAGTATACGACTGAATAATCCGTCTTACGTTTGGCAACCCAGCAGTGATTTTATAACAAGAGATTTTGATGCAAGTATTATTGAGCGCACCTAGAGCCGGATCGTCATATGCTTACGAATCAATTCACACATATAATTTAACATTACCAACCGTTAAATACATCGGTATTGAAGAATTCTTAGATCCAACAAAGACTTTGATGACGTTAGAACAAAAGATAAAATTTCTCGAAGATAAAAAGTTAGACGGAGTTGATTATACATTCAAACATCATATAAACTATCTTGGTGACTATTACAACACGTGGTTTAAGAACTTCTACAAAGACGACAAGATCGTTATTTTAAAAAGAAGAGATACGTGGAAATGGTTTTTAAGTTTTTTATTTCAAGATAGTACAAACTGGACAACAGCAGCCGTTATGAAAGCCGATGGCATGCCCAATCAACTAAATATCATTACACGCACAAATCATGATTATAATAAGAGCTTAGAACAATTTTTTACAATCAAAGAACAACTAGATAGCGCTGTTGGTAGTGTACATTATTATGAAGATTTAGATACTGTAAGTAAAAAATACTACAAACTATCCGATTTTATAGATTACGAAAAATACTTTGACGATATAGAAGATATCAAGATTGTCTTTAACAAATGGAAACAAAATTATGAATAAACATCAATTACCCAGTTTAGCAAACCTTGGTTTAAATATTGACCTAACTGAATTAAGAAAAGAATGTGATTTCCTGGCTGACAAGTTTGTAGACGTGCGAACAGCCAACCCTGGACTGTGCATGAATCACGAAGACTTGGTTAAGGATGTTTATGACAACTTTGAACAAATTAACCTTACTATGCCAAGTGAGGTTTTGCCACATGCTTCAAGCATCAAAGAGCGACTAAGACGCAGAGAAGAGCATCTTTACAACATCCCAACTGCCGAGTATACTAACAGCTATATACAGAGCGTTATACAGCAGTGTAAGGCGCCTGCTAGTCGTGTACGTATCACCAAACTTGCTCCAGGCAAAACTATACCATTTCACGTCGACTACGATGTAAGTTATGCTGTGAGATGTATAGTACCTATCTATGGTGATAAACAAGCAGTAAATCTCTTTCGTCGTGACGACAAGCTTGAAGCATATAATCTTGAAAACGGCAATGCATACTTCTTAAACATTGGATATCCACATGCTGTGATCAACATGAGTAGTAGTCCTCGTATTGCACTAATGTTTAGCTTAGACGGCACCTGCGATTTAGAGAACCTATGATTGAATTAGATATACCACTTGAAACTGTTGATGTCTTATACGCCCATGTTATAAATAATTTGGGCAATAGAACATTAGGAGAGTTTCCATTTTACACAAAAGTAAATTCAGATCTTCTAGAAACCGCATTTAAAAAACTATTAAATCTAAACACTGTTAGCACCGCCTACATCTATGCACATGATGAAACGATTCCTCTACACGTAGACAGATATAATTCAGAAGCTATATATAATCTAAATGTTCCTATATACGTATTAGACACCCAACAGAAATTTATTGTGTTTGATCAAGAGTTTGACCAATCAGGATGTGAGTGGCAAGTTAACGGTGTCGAACAAAAACGTCACACTTCTCTTCTTGAAAGTGATTTAGTTAGCAGTAAAAAAGATAACGATCATATCAAAAGTATTTGTTATACTGACCGTCGACCATGTGATACTGTTGGAGTTAATTATCTAACTGACCAGCCTGTCAACGAAAGTATAAAGGACGATTTGCCGTTTGTACATAATTTTTATCACGGACTAACTGGAAGTTCATGGGTGCAAACTCCCGGGAAGGGATTGATCTTCAAAAGCAGTCAATTACACGGAACTGGAATTCAAACAAAATTCAAGATAGGGTGCGTGTTGATGCTGAAATCAAAAGATTGTCTACTGAATCAGTAAACTGAATAGTACATCCTATTTTACTAGAAGACATTCTTCCGGTGGCATGTATTCTATTTGCAGGAAATAACAATGCTTTTCCTGGTGTGTAATTCCATGCAATTCCTGTAAGTCCGTGATACAACTCTTTGGTATACGGTAAGAACTTATATAGGCCATTTGATACAGGGTTTCTAGTACATCCCTTAACTGAATTAGTATCGCACGGTCTGCTTTTAATTGAAGAATCGTAATACATTTCTTTTAGTTCTTCGTTGGATTTATCGTCAAAAATATTATATATCCACGATATCTCAGAGTCTGACTCTACAGTTTGATCGAAAACAATAAACTTCTGTTCTACACTAGCATAGATAGGAATTAATAATATTGATTCTTTTTTAATACTAACATCGCTGTGTATTGCAAACGGCTGTGTATGATTAAATAAATTTCCATAATGGAAGCACGACGTGTCTATAAACTTGTCTGCAATACTTTTAATAGTTTCTTGCTCTTCGATTATAGACAAGTCTTTCATTACCGTCTTAACACCATTAGCGGATAAGTTAGTAAACGCTTCTAAAACACCATATGGTAAATCAATTTCAATCACGAATTATGCAGCAGTTCCGTCGTCGAGATTAATCCATGCACCTGCCTGATATCCCTGAAATCTGTCATCAGTTGTATTGTACACAACCATGCCGTTGACTGCTGTTAATGCATTGCGAGCTGTGGTTGTAATACTTCCAAACTGGACATAAGACGAACTCGTAATTGAATCAGCAGCGACGCCTTCGCTAAACGCGCCTGCACCGTTGACATCTAATTTTGTAGTTGGACTTTTCCCAACACCAAGACTTCCGCCCATATCGAAGTGAAGTTGTTTTGTAGTATCAAACACACCACCAGTTAAGTTAAATATCTTGTAGCCGTCGCTGCCGCCCTGCATGTAAACGGTGGTCCCTAGACCACCTTGATCATTTCTTTCCCAACGCACTACTCCGTAAGCAGTTGGTACATTTGGATCAGCAATATCATCATCTAACTGATTTCTTATAAACCGTAATGCTGAGAAATCGTCAGTGTCTACTATTGTAACTCCGATTCCGTTACTGCATGTGAGTGCAGCATCGCCAAATATTTGATTTGTTGTAATAGAGCCGTTGTTTCCGTTAACAATGATCGTTGAATCATCAGAAAAAACTGATCCTACTACGTCGCCTATCAGTGAAGCAGTAACAACACCAGTTTGACCGTTAACGATGATCGTTGAATCATCAGAAAAAACTGATCCTACTACGTCGCCTACTAATGCTCCAATAAACTGATCTGCTTGAACAATACCACTTATAATAATATTGCCTGTTCCGGCAATATTATTACTATTAAGATTTAAATTTTGGATTAACTTATCTGGAATTTGCGCACTGGAAACAAGTATGCCGCCGGGTGTGCTACCATCGCCTGCCCACAGCTCCTTGAAGTCTGTTGTGTAGACAAGTTCGCCGGCATCAAAGACAATCGCTTCTCTTTCGGCGTCAGTTCCGCGTCTTAATCTCAGTGACATATTGTATTTCTCCTAGGTGATATTATAGTTACATATATTTATCACCTAGGAGGAATATTATTTATTTAATTTAAGAAATCTAAAAACTCTGCTTGTTAGATATTTTTTAACACGTTCCATGTCTAGTCGAAAGTCAATTGCTTCAATATAAGGATTGTATTCCTCAAATAGTTTGTCGAGGCTATCCTCAATTTGTTCAATAGGTTGATTCTGGCGACTATCTTTAAGATCAATATCCCACTTTGTACCGTCTTCGAACGTAAGAACAATTTTATCCAAGTATTCCAGAGGAAGATATTCCATGTCAATAGAGTCAAAAATTGGATCCCAATAATCATCTCCTTTAACTGTTACCTTTTTAGATTTTTTAGGCACGCGATATATTCTTTGCGGCTGGCTTTTTTACTGGCGCGCGCCGTTTAACTGCGGCTGGTTTGTCTGCCGGTGCAATTGTATCAGCTTGCTTTCTAAGTGATTGTGCTTCTTTGAACATTGCATCTGCGTGACTTCGCAGTTGTACAGCTAATTCAGCATTGGTTAGCGGTGCAACTTCGGTGGGTTCCATTGCAGCTTCATCTGTGGGCATCTTATTAGCAACTGCAAGATTCATTGCGTGGACAATTGGATCATCACTAGTAACCGCCGTTGCAGCCAACTCTTCTTCGGCTAGTAATCTTTTTTTCTCAGCGACGCGTCTAACTTCTTCACTGATAACTGGCTTAATTGCCAAGTCTTCGATTGCAACACCTTTTTGTTTTGCAATGATCTCGTTGAGCTCATCGAGCCCAATTGAGCTGTATGTGTCCGGAGTCATTTCAATTTCGTTGGTTGCAACCTTTCGTAGTTGTCCAGTTGCATGTAATGCAGCCAGCATATTTCTGCCATCGGGCATAACTGTTCGATACATTGCATCTGCCAATTCGTGCGCTAGCTGTCCCGAAGCTGATTCAACTAGTTTAATCAGCGCATCATGTTCGTCTGCTGGCAACGACTCTGTTAACACCACTAGCGCATATGTCGGCGCATCTGGCACAGTTCTATATGCAACAATCGCGCGCCGCTTGTTCTTCTTTAATCTTCCGATATGTTTTAGACTAGCCATTATGCTGATCCTTCTTTTTCGTGTGTATTTGCCCCTGCAACCGCATCAACAATTGCTGTGTCTTCTGCACTTTCTATATCTTTTGTTGCTTTTTGTTGCGCTTCGACAGCTTTTAGAAATGCATCAAGCTTGTTATAAACAACCCCCACGGCTGCCATTTCAGCAGGCTTAAATGTACTGCGTTCACTGGCAATTTCGATGATGCCCTTCATTGTTGCAAGATCTTGAATTGTAAGATCATTTGGGTTAGTTTCTTGTTCAGACATTAATATCTCCTTTGTCCTTAATATATATCTCTGTGTCTTATTAATTATTTCAGATATGGACAAGACAACATAAAGATAGATAATTCGCTTGGGTTTTCAAATGCAATATACGGAACTACTGATATTGACCCAGTGTCGGTTGTGTTAACTGTTCTTCCAATAAAGTAGCGCCCTGTCATGTTTTTATATACCCAATCATCAATTTCTCTTGGCATTCCAACTCTAGATAATGATGGTAACAGTGCCGATTCAAAGTAAGGAGGGCAAAATGCTGCCCTCCTTACTTTATGAACGTTAAGTGGGTTAACATTTTTCTGTTTCACATCAGGCCTCGTAGTGTGCAGTTACACCAAACGGTCCTTCGACTGTCTTGTCATGGTGGCTATGGATGATAAAGATTGTATCGCAGTAATTTTCATCACCCCAGCTATTCCAAGCATATCCGTCTGTAAACATAATGAACTTCTTAGGTTCAATACTGTGTTCCTTCATGTAAGTCCAGTTGACCATAAAGTCTGTGCCGCCGCCGCCTATGATTTTATAATCCATTAAGTCTTCGCCGCAATCTGCACTAAAGTCCTGTTCGTTGTAGACCTTTGTATCAAAACACCACAGCTTGATCTTATAATCCTGGTATTCTTCCATAATGCCTTTGATTTCACTTAAGAAGTCGCGTGCCTGTTCGTCGCCGATTGATCCTGACATATCAAGACACACACAGAGGTCGATTGTTTCTGCAAACATCATACCTGGAAGAATTGCACCAGTTGACCAACCTTTACGACTTGGGCGACTAAATGAATAGTCGCTGCGGATACTGCTCTGAATCTGTTGACGAAGCAGCTCGCGCCAGTTCATCTTGGGCTCAGTTAGTTCCTTGATCATACGAGTGATTTCACCCGGTGTGTTACCAGCGCCCGAAGCCTGATGCGCTTGAAGCATAGCTTCTTTGATCTCGTCTTTGATAGCACGCATTTCGTCGTCGTTGTAACGCGGACGACCTTTGCCTTTGCCTTTTCCGTCTTTGCCTTCATCGCCGTCCTCGTCACCCCAGTTAAGGTGTTCGTCCAGCATCTCTCCTAGCGCATCGATTGCACTCTGGCCATTTTTTTCTGCATCCTTGTACAACAGATCATAGACTTCTTCTGAAGTCATCTTATCGTATTTAAAGTCTTGGAAACAGTCAATCAACTTCGGCTTGTGACCAATTCGATCACGTACTAGTAAGTTGTTGACAATATAGTCTGCTGCGATGTTATACAGCTTTGGATGCCGCTCTTCACGCCGCCCGAGGTGATCAAACACACAATGCAGGACTTCGTGTGCAATAACAAACTCAATCTCTTTGTTGCTCATTGCATGGAAGAATTGTGTATTGTAGTACAAATGACGCCCATCAGTTGCCGCAGTTGGACACCAGTCGTCGGCTGCTTCTACCCGCAGGCGCGTTGCCATGTTACCAAAAAACGGATGACGCAGAAGAAGACCGAGACGTGCAATAATAATACGGTCTAAAACTTCTTCGCCCATTGTCCTGAGCTCTTCTGGTGTAAGATCTGGATTTGGCGCCCAGTTCTTTTTAGCGTTGGATGCTGTTTCTTTAACGGACATTTTAACCTCATGTGTGTTGTCTATATAACATTGTAGCATTTTTTTCTCGTGTGAGTCAACCTTTAGTAAGAGAAAGTGGGCAGGATTAATCCTGCCCACTTGACTCACCTTAGGAAGCTTGCGCTGCCTTGATGTACTTGCCGTAACGATCGTGGAACTCGTCAAAGCATTCGACTGCATCTGGGTCAATTGGCAGACCGTATTGTGACAAGGCAAGCTTAATACCCATTACAACAAGTTCTGTGTCAAAGTTGTCCATAGTAAACTTTAAGAAGTTGTTAACTTTCTCATCAAACTTCTTATCGCCTTTGTCGTTTGCTTCTTTGAGTTCGTAGCAGAGAGACACAGTCAAGGAATACATGGCACTGATTTCTTTTGCCTTCATCTCTTTCACGCGTCCTGCAAGGATCTCAGTTGGATCAGGCATGCTTGATGCAACTTTTCGGTGAGCCATGAACTTGACTGCAAGGCCTTCGCCGACTGCACCGGCAATCAGGTCAGTAAGTGTTCCTTCGTCGAGATCGTCGCTTAGAAGTTCGCTCACAAATGACCAACTACGTGGCGTTGCAAATGAACGGCTTGCTGACTTAGGACTAAAGTCATACAAGTCTTTCTTAGAGAACTGAAGGAAGCCAACGACGTCCTTGTGTTCTTTGTTGTCGACTGCCCACTGGAACCAGTCGTTAAAGTCAACAGCCATTTCAAGGTGAACAAATCGGTTAGCAAGCGGTGCCGGCATGCGGTAAGTAACACCTTTGTCTGCCTCTCGGTTACCAGCAGCAATGATCATTACGTTGTCTGGCAGCTTATAAGTGCCGACCTTGCGGTTAAGAATAAGCTGATAGGCGGCCGCTTGTACAGCTGGCGCCGCAGAGTTCATCTCGTCCAAGAACAAGATAATGTGCTTATGCTTTGCAGCAATTGCTTCGTCCGGAAGCTCAACTGGCGCGCCCCATACCATCTTGCCGATATTAGAGTCGAAGTAAGGAATGCCCTTGATATCAGTTGGTTCCCACAATGACAAACGAATGTCAATAACAAGGGCGTCAAGTCCTGCACCAATTTGATGTACAATGTCTGACTTGCCGATGCCCGGAGGACCCCAAAGGAAAATTGGACGTTGTTTCATCATTGCATGACGGATTGCAGCTTTACCCTTATTTGGGCTAACAGTTCTAGTAATCTCAGACATTGTAATCCTTTCTATGTGTTGCAGTGCCTACGTACTTTATAGCACCTGTGTCACACTACGTCAACGACTTTTTTAAAGATTGTGAGATTTTTATATTGTATACTAGTCATTGAGCTTTTTAGCCCTAGTTAACGCTTTGGCAATGCCGAATTTTCGCAAGTCTCCGCTAAACAGTGCTAACTCGACTGCTTTACGTTCGTTTGTAACATGGATGCTATGCTTGTCTAGGTGATACGGACAGTCGATGAATTTATCTAAGAAGATGATCACTTGAGCAGTGAGCGGCATGTCGGCAACAAACGGTATATTGTATATTGCTATTTCTAGCTGATTAACAATCTCTAACCCTAGATCTGTTAGTCGTAGTCCGCTGCCTTCTTTTTTACGAGTATTTTGCCACCATAAGGAGAGATATTCCTTTGCGGCGTCGTCATTTGCTGTCTTGCCTAACTGTTGTAGAAATATTTTAGTATATACTTCTTTGTTCATTTTTAGTTTACTTCCTCGCCAACTAGTTTAAAAACAGCAAAATCACTGGTCCTAAATGTCGAATTAAGTTTCTTGGCTAGATTGTGTGCGTGTCCTGGATTTGAAAAGCTAGTCTTTTTATATTTAGGTCCTGGGTAGTTTGTTAGAGAATTAGAGCTCTTTAGATTAAAAGGGTGTTTTTTGTAAAAAACTGCCCAAATTGCATCGGCTTCTAGTACTTGCTCACATCTGTAGGTTTGGCTATTGATAAATTCCAGTAACACAGTTGGCTTTGGTCGACTCATTATACGTACTCCGATATATACGTATATATTTATCTATAACCGACTATTTCCAGTCGCCGCCGCCATTGAGGTCGACCTTGATAACTTCGTCGTTGTTACTAGCTGCATTTGCACTTACAAACTTTTCTAGGTCCCCGTGCAACCTACTCATCACTAAACCTAATGTAAATGCAAGGTTCTTTGCAGTAGTAGCGTCGATCCTGACCTCTTTGGAGTTGCTAGACTCTGATGCTTTAACTTTCTGTATAAATTGTTCGATGGGTAATGTGTTAATTGGATCTATTGACATTGGTTAACGCTGCTTTCATTTCAATTTGAGTTTTAAACGGTCCGAGGTATTCGTTCCGTTCAATGGTAATTAATTTAGGACAAAAACTCTTAAGCCAATTCACATTAAACTTAATCAGATAGTAGCCTGCACAGTACACACTTTTTGACTTTTCACTTTTAGTAAACAACGGAAGCTTACGTGACATATCAAACATTCCGTTGTATGCATGTGCCCTTGTTGGATATCCGTGTACATCCAACTCAACTCTTGCTGACCTAGGAGCAGTAATTTTTACAGTCAACGGATTCTTGCCAAAGTAATTGGTTAGCTGCTTTTCGTCTTTGTAAAAATGCACTTCGCCTTTTTTAGAAAAAATGAATTTTTCTTCGTCTCTGCTCAGTGTTCCTATACGAACACCGTGTTCTTCAAGGATCCAAAACTTGCCTTTTAATATTTCTTTTGCTTTCATGTTATTTTCCTGGGTATTTGGCATTTAATGCAGTTGCATATGATGCTGCTTGGTCTGCAATTCTTTGCATATCCCACTTGGCGCAAAACTTCATTAGTCGAAGTCCAACTTGCGATACTTCCTTTGGTTTAACTGCATCAATAGAATCGTTGATCTCTTTACGAATGTGCTCGGGTTGCGCTGTTAAGTCACACAGCACTACATTTCGATTATAGTCGTCTAGCACTCGGTGTTCAGTGCCATTATGATCAACCCATCGTTGCAACATCATATTATTCCAACTAAATCCTTTCTTGGTCTTATCATTAAACGCTTCAATTAGTCCAACTTTTTTAGCGGTGCCTTTCTTTCGAACTCCTGGGTATGCACTAAACACGTTATCGCTTACGTCGCCTCGCATACATTTTTCAAACAGCATAAATGCTGGTTCCGGCGCAGGCTTTACTTCGTTGGTTTTCTTGTCAATAACGGCCTTGCCGTTGTCTTCAAAGTACCCTTCGTGTGTAATTGTAACATTGCTAACGCCATTATACTGACGAACAGTAGGACTAACCAACTGAGCAAAGTCACCGTCTGTGCTAATGATAACGTGATTGTCATCGGGGTGTGCTTGTACCCACCCTGCAATTAAGTCATCTGCTTCTAGTACAGGATTTCGAATAACAGTACAGTTGGTCTTCTCGGTAACAAAGTCCTTGAACTCGTCAAATATCTCCCAAAATGCCACATCTTCTTCTTGCTGGGTCTGCGTCATTGCATCCCTATGTTCTTTGCGGTTACGCTTGTACGGCTCGTAGAAGTCTTTACGCCAGCTACGCCCCTCGAGGCAAAACACAACATGATCTGCATTAAAGTCTGTCCATGCTTTTTTAACACTGTTAAGCGTGATGTGTAGTGCCATTCCAACTTTTGTATCAATATCTCCTCGGACCACATGGCGCGCCCGAAAGAATGTATTAGCAGTATCTACTAAAATATATGTGGTCATGAAATCTCCGATTTGCCCTTACTAAGGGGTGTTACATTAATATAGCCGCTGCCGCGCCTTGGGTCGAGCCCTTCGTCACCGAGCATTTGAGAAACAATCTCTTTAAACCATCTATTAACTACTTCTTCTGCAGGATCGTCGTTGGTCCCGTACCCGTTTAGTACCAAGTCTGTAATAAAAAAGTCATTCCAATCTAGCTCAAAGAATCCATTTCGAATGTCGTCTTGGTTTATATGAATGTCAAGTACATTAACCCAGCTTTCGCCGTTTGCAGTTGCACGGTCTTTATTGGACATTTTTGCAATCTCGGCGACCCTGGCTTCTTCTTTTGCAAGCTCTGCAGCGTCGGCTGCATCGGCAGCAAACTTTTCTGATGTTGCTCTTGCTAGTTCGTCAGCGGCAGCGCGCCGTTTAACAAGTTCTACCATCCGCTCCTCTTCGGCAATGCGGGTATCTGTAGCAGCTTGCGCCGCAGCCTCCAAATCTGCAATACCTGTGACCTTTTTAATCCAATTTTTCATTCGTTGGTGTACCTTACTGTCTTCTCAACTACAAATCCAGCAAGTTCCTGCATTTCTCTATTGCTGTCATTCTTTATTGCATGTTCTCCATACTTGACCATACCACTTGGATCAAGCATGTAATCTGTTTCTTCTTCAGTCATCATATCAATCCCGCAGTCGCGCAACGTTTGATTAACCCTGTCAATATTAGCCTGTTGTTGAAGTGTATACTTTGATGACGAGCCTGTAGCACGACGTTCGGAAATAGGAACAATAGTACCATCATCGTATTTTTCAACTAGTTTTGTTACTAACTCGAACGTTGCTGGGTCAAGTGCGTGTGTTTCTAAAAACTTTCTCATACTAACCATGCCTCTTGTGTTATATCACTACTGGGTTCTTTATGATACTGTGCAACGAGTTCTGCAGAGAGTAGAAGGTTTGCTTGCTGTAATGATTGCAGTGTTCCTTTTCTCATAAAGTACACTATATCGTTAATTGTTTCTTCACTTATTTTATTTTTCATATTTTTTTCCTTTTTCTAATAGAGAACTTTTAAGTTCCCCAGGCGTTGCCAAATAATTCTATGTGTAGTCTGGGCGTAAATCTCCAACCCTTTTCCATACAAATATTTGCAACCTCTTGTACATTGAGATTGTATTCTTCTGAGCGGCCGCCCAGTGGCATTAGGTATACTGGACATTCAATACCAACTGCTCGATACGCTTCCACTGCTCTTCCAGCTTCTTCAATGTCGCTGCGATCTGCAACAACAAATTTAAGATATAAATTACTACCTTCGACACAGGTATATTCGAGTGCAACACTGGGCTTGATTGCTTCGTCCCAGTCTTCGCCGCTAACGGAAAGTTTAGGCGAACAACTCCACGTTACTGTGATTCGGGTGTTATCATGAAGGTAGTCAAAAAACTCGTCGTGTAACGGCTGTGTAGTATTTGTTTCAACTGTGATGTTCTTTAGATCCTGCATACGCGGATGTTCAAACAGTTCTACATATACACGTTGCCAAGCAAGCAACGGCTCGCCGCCTGTTAGAATTAAATGAATATCTTGACCGTTGTTCATTGTCCACTTGCCTTCTGGCGTAAGTGACAACAGATGTTCTACAACTTCGTCAACTGTTCTGTTGTGTACAAGATGTTTGAATTCTGGATAGATACTTGCATACGTGTCGCACCCGGTATGGATGATTGGTAGGTCCTCGAACTTTTCTGTAGTCTTATGTACGTCAGCATCAATTAACGCCTTAACTTCGTCGTTGTATCGATTACCGTTTGCATGTTTCTCGGCTCGACTAGGTTCATCTTTACCTAGTCCAAAATTCATGCATCGAAAGTTACAGCCAAATGTACGCAGAAACACACTAGGTACTCCTACAAATTTTCCTTCGCCTTGCACACTGTAAAATGCTTCGGAATATCTTAGTTTCATCTTAGGGCAAACTCCTGCTGTAATTTAATATTGTCAAAGAACTCCTTCTTTGTACCTGCATCATCTTTAAATGCACCATGTAGCACAGTTGTTTGTGTAAGACTGCTAGTTGCCATAATGCCTCTATTTTCGCAACATCCGTGCTGAGCCTGAATGTAGACTCCGATGTCACAGGACTTCGTAGCATTGCCAATTTCCTTAGCAATGTCTACTGCTAGTTCTTCTTGCAGGGTTCCGCGTCTTGCACACCATTGCGCAATTCGAGTATACTTACTCAGTCCAATAAGTTTGTCAGCAGCAATAATACCAATGTAAGCTACACCGGACACTGGCTGATGATGATGCGAACACATGCTCTTTAGTTCGGAACGAACAACTAGCATACCGTTGTATCCAGTAACTGAATCATTTGGAAATGCTGTCGCAGCTGGTATTTCATTGTACCGACCACTCATAATTTCTTTGATGTACATTTTGGCAAGGCGTCTGCCTGTGTCTTTGCTATTCGGGTCGTTTAACCTGTCGATTACCAAACTATCTAGAACCTGCTCAAACTGAGCAGACAGTTCGTCAATTAGTTCATCTTTTTCGCCTTCTTTAATATATTTTGCAATATTATCGCCTGCCCAATATCTTGCGCCTGCTTCTTCAATTCTTACTTTAATTAGTTCACTTGTTTTCATTTCTACTCCGAGTTAATGACGTGGATGTCGTAATATATGGTACAACATATACTTACTTACATTGTACCATATATTTAGATTTTTGTCAATCATTAATTAAAGTATTTTTTGAGCATTTCTAGTTGGTCGTGGTACTTGGCCATCTCTGCAAGTTCAATTTCTACAGATTCCATAATATCCGAGTGCTCTCCGATACCCATAGGATTCTTAAGATAAATCTCTATGTTGATTCGGTGCTTCTCGATATGCCCTTGGGCATGTAATTCTGCTGCTTTTAACATCTGTTCTCTCATGGTATTTTCTCCTTTTACCGTTGTCTTGTATTAGTTTCGTTGTGCCATTCATAACCTGGATGATACTTAGGTAGTGTTGTGTA